TGGCTGAAATGGCGAGAACAACCGGGCATTAACGCCCTTCAAGCAGCTCCGCAGCTTGATCCAGCAAGGCCAGGGGCTCCTTGGCCTTGTGGATATCCACCGACAACAACTGCCGAAACTTGCGCGCACCCGGGAACCCGGTGCCCAGCCCCAGCACATGGCGAGTGATGTGGTGCATCGAACCGCCGGCGTCGACGTGTGCAGCGATATACGGCCGCAGCTGCGCCAGTGCTTCAGCACGTGTGATCTCTGGCGCCGTGCTGCCGAACAGCTGCTGGTCCACCTCGGCCATCACATACGGGTTGTGATACGCCTCGCGGCCCAACATCACGCCGTCGAAGGTCTGCAAATGCTCGTGGCAGGCCTCCAGCGTCTTGATCCCGCCGTTGAGAATGATCTCCAGCTCCGGAAAATCCGCCTTCAACCGCGCCGCCACGTCATAACGCAGGGGCGGAATGTCGCGGTTCTCCTTCGGCGACAACCCCTCCAGAATCGCGATCCGCGCATGCACGGTAAAACTGGTGCACCCGGCATCGCGCACCGTGCCGACGAAATCACACAACTGCTCGTAACTGTCCCGCCCGTTGATCCCGATCCGATGCTTGACCGTCACCGGAATCGACACCGCATCACGCATCGCCTTCACACAATCGGCCACCAACTGCGGATGCCCCATCAGGCACGCGCCGATCATATTGTTCTGCACCCGATCACTCGGGCAGCCGACATTCAGGTTCACCTCGTCGTAACCATGCTCCTGCGCCATGCGCGCACACGCCGCCAGGTCCAGCGGCACACTGCCGCCAAGCTGCAACGCCAGCGGATGCTCGGCCTCGTTGTGCCGCAGGAAACGCTCGTGATCGCCGTTGAGCAGGGCTCCGGTGGTGACCATTTCGGTGTAGAGCAGGGCGTTTTTCGACAGCAGGCGCAGGAAAAAGCGGCAGTGGCGGTCGGTCCAATCCATCATGGGGGCAACGGAAAACCGACGAGACAGCGCAGGGCGTGAGTTTACTGGGCTAGAGTGAGTGTTTTGTACCATTTTGCTCAACGTGTTTATAGCGTGTTTTTAGGCGTTTTCAGGCGTTTTTTCGATGGTGCTGGTACAATGTACCAATCACTTTCGGAATTGTACCAGTCGATTATGGCAACGATCAGAGCACGAAAACGCACCGATGGCTCAGTCAGCTACACGGCACAAATACGCCTGTTCCGCGAGGGAGCGCAAGTCTACCAAGAGAGCCAGACCTTCGCCCGGAAACAGGCAGCTCAAGCCTGGGTGCGGCGACGTGAGGCAGAACTGGATCAGCCGGGTGCGATTGAGCGAGCGAACCGCAAGGGTGTCACGGTCCAGGACATGATCAAGCAGTATCTGGATGAAATGGAGAAAGTCCGACCGTTGGGTAAAACCAAGGAGGCCACTCTGAATGCTATTGCCGCGTCGGAGTTTGGTCAGACTGTAGATTCCGACATAAATAGCCAACGGTTGGTGGACTTTGCGCTCTGGCGAATGAGCAAGGAGGGCGGCAGTGTTCAGCCGCAGACTGCCGGCAATGATTTAGCGCATCTGGGTGCAGTCCTGTCGATTGCCCGGCCAGCTTGGGGGTATGAGGTGGATGCCCATGCAATGGCGGACGCTCGGAAGGTATTAAGGAAGCTGGGCTACAACATGAAAAGTCGTGAGCGCGACCGGCGGCCGACGAAGGATGAACTGGATAAGCTGCTGAAGCATTTCGTCGACATGCTGCAACGTCGCCCCAGTTCGATCAACATGCTTAAAGTCATTGGCTTCGCGTTGTTTTCCACTCGCCGGCAGGACGAGATCAGTCGAATTCTGTGGGAAGACGTCGATGAGGAGCGTCAGCGGGTGATGGTGCGAGACATGAAGAACCCCGGGCAGAAGATCGGCAACGATGTTTGGTGTCACCTCCCCGATGAAGCCTGGCGCATTCTGCAGACCATGCCAAAAGAACGTGCGGAGATTTTCCCGTACAACTCGTCATCGATCTCCACTGCTTGGGCTAAGGCATGCAAATTTTTGATGATTGACGATCTGCACTTCCATGATCTGCGGCATGAAGGCGTGAGTCGGTTATTTGAAATGGACTGGGATATCCCCCGAGTGGCTAGTGTTTCAGGGCATCGGGATTGGAACTCGTTGCGCAGATACACGCATCTTCGCGGGAGGGGTGACCACTATGCCGAATGGCCGTGGTTAGAAAAGATCATTCAGGCGCCCGTGAAGCTGGGCGCCTGGGGCAAGCAATGAATTAACTGGCTCGGCGGTATCCGCTGAGTTGGTTGCATTCCTTGACTGCTGCTTCCCTTTGCAGATCGAGGTAGGCCGCAAGGTCGGTGATGTGGATTCCCTTTGCGCTTTTCTGGCTCGACTCGAGGCGAGTGATCGGGATCTTGATCTGGCCAGCCAGCACCTTGCGCTGGAACATATCAGTGGTTAGGTGTGTGAAGTAGTCCGTACACACTTGTTCCAGCGGGATGATCGCCCGGCCGTTGTACTGAGCCATCAGGATGAAAGCTGTATTCATGCTGCCTCCTGAGCTACAGATTGGAGTTGATGCGAGTCGCACAGTTCGTAACTGAGAGGACTCATAAAGGACCTACATGGACTGGGCTGCACGAAGCTGGCATTTTCCCCCGAGTTTTCTAACTGAAAAGGAAGCAAGTCGTGATCCGATGGAGAGTACCGCGAGGTATGGCATTGGCGTCTATATGGTCTGTATGGGTTTTCCTTGCTACCGGAGCCCTTGGGTGGGCTCTTTTCGTCGTGCTGGATGCTTTTGATGCAAAAGAAGACGCTGCCGCGTGGGTTCAGGCTGTTGGATCTGTGGTTGCTATCCTTATCGCTGTTTGGGTTGCTAACAAGCAAAGCAATGAGCGAATCGAGGCTATGCAGAGCCAAGATAATGAGCTTCTTAAGAAAATATATGGGGTGGCGAAATACGCAACGCAGGTTTCGGTTAACTCCTATAGCTACATAATTCAAAAGCACCCAGAACATGACGCTGTTCTCAAGCTTATTGTGTCGCTTCAGGAATGTGAGTCGCTTTCGAGGGAGGTGAGTTTCATCCAGGTACCTGTTTCCGAGGTGGCACTGGGATGGTTGGAATTGCGCCATGCGGTGCGCGATGTTCGAGAATATGCCCAGCGCTCTCTCTCTGATCCCGAATTTGACAATCGTGATCGATATTACATGGAGCTGGCCAAAAACCGTGCGGTCATAGCCCTCAGAAGGATTGCGGTTGGAGCAGGCGCAGAGGTTCCTGAAATACTGGCCACAATTTGAATCCTGAATGTGCTTATACCCCACAAGAGGCTGCGCGGGCGGGCGATCCCGAGCGATAAGCGTTGCATCAGATGTCGCTGCCTCGCGCAGCTTTTCGTGGGGTATAAGTGCCTTGGCAGTGGCGCTGGAAGAAGCAATAATGCCTGCTGCTGCGCAGCAGAGACAGTTTGTTTCCGTCGTGTCGACGCCAGTAGCGTTGCGGAGCAAAGCGGTAGATGTCTGAGTGGTGTTCTGTTCCGTCTTCATGCCGCTTTCCTCCGGTGTTTGATAACGAGTTGGTCCATCAGGCGCTGGTGAAACGTGAGCAGTGCTTCGGTGGCGGGCCATGGACGGATGGATTCAGCCATGGGTTCAATGCCGATCAGACAATCCCAGATAGCCGGGTCGGTTGACATGAGGTCGCGGCGTTCGGTGGCTAAGGCAATCAGGTCGGCCTGCTGAACACAGCCGGGCAGTTCGGAGGGAATGTCGAAGCGTTCGCATACACGCCGCCAGGTCCAATATTCAAAGTCCTGGTAGGCATGTATCCACTGCTTGAGTGGCCGGGTCATATCGCCTAGGTACGCTTCGGCGGCGTCATGGAGTAAGGCTGCAAGCTTGTGTTCTTCGGGCACCAGGTCCGCGACAATGCAGCTGTGTTGGGCCACGCTGTAGAACTCGCGAGTATGGCCGTTGAAGCGGCACAGGTGGGCGAGCGAGTGGGAAATATCCCGTGGATCGATCATGTCTGCGTCCGGCTCAAACAGATCAAATCGTCTTCCGGTATGCGTGAGGATGCAGTTCATGCGGCCTCCTTCACGAGATCGGCCAGTAGTAGGGCGTTGTGGGTCGCCTTATGGAGTTGGCGCATAACGTCATTGCCGACCAGCGCGACAAGTTGCCGGTCGAACTCTTTACGAAAACGAGTCAGCTCCTGCAGTTCGTTGGTGGTTTTGGTGCATCGCTGCTGCAACTGGCCGGCAGCCTTTGGGGTGAGGCGCAGCATTGGGCTAACTCGATTCATGCTGTCTCCTCCTGAGCTGCCGGCTCCAGAAGGGCTGCCATGGTGAGCGCTTGATCGCGGAGCGTAAGAGTGTCTCGTTCGAGTTTTCTGCCTGTGCGAAATGCGCTGAATGTCCCGGCCGCGATACGCAGTTTCTCTGCGACATCCAGCAGGATTTGGCGTTCTGGTTCTCCCAGTTTTGAAGCAGTCAATGCGCGCTCGTAGTGGGAGTACAGTCGCTTGTGGTGGGCCTGGGCCTGATCAAGCGATCGCTTCAGATCCTGGATAGTTACTGAGTTATCTGATTGCTGAATGGCCTTTCCTTCGTCAATACCTTCGATGCGGCCATCGATCAAGCCGCCGCGATAGCCAGCCCAATAGGTAAGACCTACGAGCAAGATGAGGGCGATCAGTGCGCAGATCTGAATTGTGGTCATGTGGTGTGCTCCTGGTTGTTGTACCCGGCCGGTGGTGGCAGCCGTTTGGGTTACTTGTCTTGCGGGGTTGAATCTATCTGTTTCTTTGCCTGCTCCTCGTCAGCTGAATAGGCTCTGATGTCGATCCACGACGCCAGATGGCGGATGTGGACGTACTTGAAGGATTTGCGGCTGTCTTTGAGCGTGGTCACTGGCAATGGGATGCGGCCGTTGTCGAGATCGGACGCGAACGTCTGTTCGTTGAGATTGCGAAAGTACTGAAGGCGAAGCTTCTCCAAGGGAATAAGCACATCGCCGAAGGTGCGGTAGAGCAGTTCAACGGTTACGGTTTCCGGTGCCGGCATCAGCCGGAGTGGGTTTTGATTGGTGTTGGTCATGGGCTTGCGTGGCCTCCTTGCGTTTGAATCTTGATGGGTGATTCCATGCGTTCAGGCAGTGCGTTTTAGTCAGCTCCCGCAGATGCTCCGGCACTTCGAGGAGCGCAGCGTTGCGCTCCTCGCGTGTGCGCATGGCGACGATCTGGCGGGCGTACTCCCTAGGCCACGTCACGGTTGTCGGCCGGAATATCAGGAAAATCGAGGCCCAGTTGCTCGGCTAGCCAGCGCATGCCGGCTTGCCGGACTTTGGTCGATTGGCTGTATTGCATGCCAGCGGTTTCGTGATACCAGGTGCCGTCTTTGATCCGCAGGAATTCGCGGTCGCGAACTGGGAAGGCCGGCAAGTTGCGGGCGTTGAGAAGGCCTTTCTCGCGCATGAGCACGATCAACTTGGGGCGTGTGAGTCCGAGTTTGGTAGCTGCTTGGGCGAGTGTGCGTTCCATGGCATCACCTCAGGCAGCATGCGCGGCGGGAGTCGCCACAGCAGCCAGGTGATTGATGGATTCGGCTACTTGCTCATAGATCTCGACATCTGTGCCGCACACAGTGAAGCACTTGGTACGCGGGCGCTTCACGCCGATGCTCATGATGGTAGTGATACCTGGGCGTGTTTGTGTGCGGTGGATAGCGACATGCAATGGGAGTTCGAAGCCCATGTCGAGGCTAAGTGAGCCGCCGGTGCGTACAAGCTCGAACACCTTCTGCCTATTCTCGACATCAAACCGCGCATATTGTCGGTTAGCGTGAGGGGCGTTCACTGGATCGGCTGTGTTGCTGGGGTCAAGCGGGCCGTTGGCAATCTCTTCGATAAAGTCGGCCAGCTTAAGGTGCATCTTTTTTTCATTCTGCAAGGTTAGCGTGTGGCGCTCGGTGCCCAGTTCTAAGGTGAAGAGGGTGTCAATGGCGCTCCGTTCAACCTTCAGGCGAAACGGCAGTGCTTCGCGTTGCGGCGTCGACCGCAGAGTGTGATTGAACGTTTCGCTCAGATTGACCTGGGCGTTGAGGAGTTGCAGCGTGCGGTTGTCGAGTTTGAACTTGCTCATGCTGCGTGCCCTCCGCCGTTCGGATCAAACGGTGCAGGTGCGGTGCGGGCCGCCAGCTTGGGTTTGTGTGGAATAAACGCGCATCCCAGGTACTGCGCTAGGCGGCGAATTTCCATGATGCGGGATGGGTTAGCAGCGGCCGGATGGACGTGCAGGGTGGCTGTGGTGTGCATGGTGTTGCCTCGCTCTGTGGTGGAAGAGTGAGGCAATAATAACCCTGAGGGTTAATGTGTCAATAAAAAACAACCTTTTAGGTTGTTTTTACGATTGGTTGCTGTCGATGATCCATGCATTGTCATCGGAGGCCAGAAGGTCGGCGGTAGTGATATAAATTTTAATGGGCAAGTTATACCTTGCTGAAAAATTGGTTAGAGATACTCTAATATTATGATAGGTGCCAGCGGATCCTGGTTTATTTAACACAACGATTAGATGCAATAAAACTTTACGGTTTGAGACGCTATAGATTTTTTTTGCGGCTATGTATGCGTTGTTGATGGTTGCGTTGAATCGAGTAGTCGAAAACTTTATTTTTTCAAAGTATTTAACTTCTGCAATGTGAATGGTCTCGTTTTGGTCTGCTATAGCATCGAAAATCAATGGTTGATTTAAGCCTGGTATCTCGAATTTAACGTTTTCAAAAAAAGCTATATCGGTAAGGGATCTTAGTTTTTCGATAGCGCTTTTTTCAATTTCTTTAAGTTTCAACATTGATTCTTTTTTGCTTCGTTCTGCGAACGCTTGAAAATCAAAGTTTGTTTGAGGTGCGTTATCTGAAAACTCTGGCTCCTCAGGCTCTGCTGAGGTCTCAGTTTCATTGTGAGATAAAGGTTTATCAACGTCGCTCGTCTGAACTTCAACATCACAGTCGGACGTGAGCTCAGATGCAGAGGTTCTAGGAGTTGTAGAAGTGTTTTCCAGCGTTTTGTCTGGTGCCCCTTGAGTTTCAGCGGCCACTGGAACAGTTTCTTCCACGACTTCTTCGCTCAGCTTTTTGTCACGCTCATCTGGGGTAACAATGCCGAAAAGATTTAGAAAGTGATTTTGATTTTGGTAATCTGATGGCGCGTATAAAGTCTTATGGTTGTAGTTGAGTGTTACAAAAAATGTCCCGACTAGTAGTGTCGGAAAAAGCATCAAGAACCATATATATGTGGCTTGGTTTTCGGGTGAAATAAATGGTAGTACTGCTGTTCCGCTTATTTCGGCTATAGCTGCAAATCGCGAAATTACTGTCAAAGGATTTTTGATGTGGCCTGCGTTATCCGTCATAATATTCCGTTACTTATGAGAGTTCGATTTTATAGGTCGGAGATTTTCCATCGAGCGCGGCCACAAATAGTCCATTCCTCTGTCATTTTGATAATCCGATCTGGCCAGTCCGGATTCAAGGCGAACAAATATTGCTCGCTTCCTTCCTGTCTTAACTGCTTGAGTGTTGCTGCTTGGTCTCTTGACCTTTTTGCTGCTACGAAATGTCCAGGTAGGGCATCAAGTGAAGGGTCAATAACGATTTTATCGCCTTCGACAAATTTGGGCTCCATGCTAATGCCCTCGACCCGAAGAATGAAGGCCCGTGGACCGACCGGGCCTGGTGCATCGATCCACTCTTCAGCATCCCGAGGATCAAAACTCCCAGCTGGCTCACACCACAATCCTGCAGCGATTGAACCGATTACTGGCAATTTTCTTCCTGTGTGGCTTAACACCGTAGCATTTGTAAATTCACCGATTCCGAATGGCATATCGAGATAGCCGCTGTGCAGATCTAGAGCTTTTTCGATTTCACGAGCAATCTGGTCACCTATTCCTTTAGTAGGGTTCCTTCCCCCGAAGGCGCTGACTTGTGCAGGAGCCTTGCCAAGTAATTCGGCAACATCGATCAGTCGAAGTTTCTTATCGGTCAAGACTCTTCGAAAATTTTGGAGGCGAGTATCTGAAATTTTCATGCGCAAATGATGGGCGAATTAACCTACAAGGTGAATGTCCATTTTGGTATTGTAAAAAATAACCTTTGAGGTTAAATTGCGCTGCAGGGGGTACACAAATGAAGCTTCGTGACTACATCAACCAAATGGATTCTCAAGCAGCTGCGGCTTATGCCAGCCGTTGCGGAATCGCTGAGAGCTACCTGCGCATCCATGTCAAATACGGAAGCAAAGACCCAAGCGTTTCTCTGCTCAAATCATTGACTCGCGAAAGCGATGGCTGCGTTTCCTTAACCGAGGTGCTGGAGCATTTTGGTATCACCGACACAATTCCTGAAACTAGAGCAGATCAAGTAGAAAAAAGGCGACCCAAAGGCCGCCCAGTTCCTCCCGGCACGCACCACCACAGCGCTGTCGGGTCGCGATAAAGATAGACGGGCACACCACATGCAAACCGTCGATTTTTACCGCGCTTTCCAAGGCTCGGAAGCCTTGGTGTTGCTGCCTTTTCCACCACAGATTGGGCAGCTGTTGCGCCAGGAGTGAACAACGGATTGTTCGCCCCGGCACGGTGCCGGTGTCGATCCTGAAGATCTAACCGGCGTTTGGGCCCTTTCAAGCCACGCGGCAAATGTATCACCACTGCATGTCGCGCGGCACTGGCAACTTTCAAGGATTAATGCCATGAGCCGAATCGCTCTAAGTTCAGTAGACCGGGCACAGCGGGAAATATTGCCGCTCGATCTAGCGCTTTACCATGCCGCACGAGATTACCCCGGCGGCGCCGCCGCCATCGCCGCCACCACCGGCCGTAACCCGACCACGCTGCAGCACAAGTTGTCACCCACCCATCCCACGCACACCATAAACATCCAAGAGTTCGGGGAAATCCTGGAGCTGACGAAGGATCGCCGGATTCTCGATGCGGTGCATACGTTGGTGGGTGATACGACTTGGCAGGAACTAGCCGAGGCGTACACCAATGACATGCCTGAAACCTTAACCACCGGCATTGCTGAGTATTTTCGGCAGGTGGCAAACCTGGCTGAGACGTGGGCCAAAAGCATCGGCGATGGCATTGTGACGGATCGCGAACTGGCTGAGATTCGCCTACAGGTGTTTCGCGGGATTCAAGGGCTTCTGGGGATGTTCAACCGTGCCACGTACGTCAATCAGACAACGCGGGGTGCTGACCATGGCTGATCTTGCCGACTTCGCGAATGACCTAATGCAGGAGCGACTTGATCAAGCCCTCGCTGCACGTAACGCCGCCAAACCTGTATTGGCGGCGCATTCTTTCCTGTTTTGCGTAAGTTGCGACGATCCGATCCCAGTGGCTCGCCGACTTGCCCTGTCGGGTTGCGAACTGTGTGTAATTTGCCAGTCCGTTGTTGAATCGCGGGAGGCCCGCCATGCTCGATGAGGTTCTAGGGCAATTCGCAGACTACGGACTTGAGCCTGAGCAGCCGTTGGTATTCGGCAAACTAACCCGTTGTAAAACCTCCCAGGACAAGGGCAAGGAAAAAAACGGTTGGTACGTCGTCCACGAGCATCGCACCGAGAAGAATGGAACGCTGATCTTTGGTAGCTTCGGTGACTGGCGTTCGGGCGAGTCGCAAAAGATCAAAGTGAAGGCCGGACGTATGAGTCCCGAAGAGCGCGAAGTCATGCGTGCCCGACAGGAAGACGCCAAGCGTAAGGCCACAGAAGTGGCGGCCAACGCGGCACGGCGAGCGGCCAACCGAGCGGCCGGTTTGTTCAAGCGCATGCCGGAGAAGGGCAAAAGCGCCTATCTTGATCGAAAGCAGATCGTTGGGTTCAAGGTACGTTATGCACCGCGCACTGGCGCGGTGTTGGTGCCAATGAGCAACGTGCGGCATCAGATCGTTGGCCTACAGGTGATCTTCCCTGTTAAGCAGGAGGACACAGGTCGCGATAAGACTTATTGGCCTGCCGGCATGTCGAAGGAAGGTGCTTTTCACTTGATCGGCGGACATCCAGAGCCAGGTGAACCAGTGTTGATCTGTGAGGGTTACGCCACGGGCGCTAGCCTTCACATGGCGACCTCCATGGCGGTGGCTATCGCCTTTGATGCGGGCAACTTGCTCTCAGTGTCCAAGGCCATGCGCGAGGAGTTTCCCGGCTGCCCAGTTATTATTTGCCGCGACGATGACTGGAAGACCAAGCGGCCGAATGGCGAGCCTTGGAACCCCGGTGAAGAGAAGGCGAACAACGCCGCGTTGATTGTGGGTGGCCAGGTGGTCGCGCCAATCTTCTCCGGTGAGCGGGAAGAAAAGTGGACCGACTTCAACGACCTGCATGTTGCCGAGGGGTTGGAAGCGGTGCGTCGGCAGGTTTTGGCGGTGGTCAAGCCACCGGCTGCGGGCGGTTGGAAGGACATGCTGGCGCGCAGTGAAAGCGGTGCCCTGATTGCGCATATGCAGAATGTCGAATTGATCCTGGGGAATGATGAGCGTTGGTCAGGGGTGATCGGGTACAGCGTGTTCAGCTCCAAGATCATCAAGCTGCGTGCCGCACCATATGGCGGCGGTGCAGGGGATTGGGCTGACATCGATGATATGCGGGTGATGAAGTGGCTTGCGCAGCAGTACAACCTGCGGGTCAAGGCATCCCATGTGATCGAGGCGGTCAGTGTGGTCGCGCATGATCATGCCTTTCACCCGGTGCGTGAGTATCTGGAGAAGCTGGATTGGGACCGCGTGCCTCGGCTGGAAAGCTGGTTGACCGACGTGCTCGGTGTTGAGGCCAGTGAGTACTCGGCCAAGGTCGGCAAGCGCTGGCCGATTTCTGCGGTGGCTCGGGTCATGCGCCCTGGCTGCAAGGCCGACTCGGTGATGATCCTCGAAGGCGGGCAGGGGGAAGGGAAGTCCACGGCGATGGGGATTCTTGGCGGCGAGTGGTTTATGGACACGCCGTTTGCCCTTGGGGACAAGGACAGCTTTCAGGCGATTCGCGGCAAGTGGATTGTCGAGTTGGGGGAACTGGACAGCTTCAACAAGGCCGAGAGCACCAAGGCCAAGCAGTTTTTTTCGGCCTCCACCGATACCTATCGCGAGAGCTACGGCCGCAGAACGAATGACGTGCCACGCCAGTGTGTTTTCGTGGGCACCACCAACCAGGAGGAATACCTCAAGGACGCCACGGGCAACCGGCGTTATTGGCCGGTGTTCTGCAACAAGGTTGACCTCGATGCACTGCGCGAGATTCGCGACCAGCTATGGGCCGAGGCGGTGTTTTGCTATGAAGCAGGTGATATCTGGTGGGTGACCAAGGATGAGACGTGGATGTTTGCCGAGGCCCAGGACGAGCGCTTTGTGGTAGACGAGTGGCAAGGGCCGATACTGCATTGGTTGGAGGAGTCGCAGATTGGCGAAACCACGACAGGCAACGAGATTCTGAGTCAGGCCCTCAAGTTGGATGTTGGCCATTGGGGCAAGCCGGAGCAGATGCGGGTTGGTGCGATCATGCATCGGCTGGGTTGGCGCAAAAAGCGTGTGACGGCATTGCCCAAAAGTGGTGTGCGGCAGTGGGCGTATCAGAAGCCTGCTACGTGGGGGAGTAACACTGCCTTGCAGCAGGCTCCGATCGAGGAGCCTTGCTTTGATTAAGCGAATCGATGAGATGCTCAAGCTGTGGGCGCAGGATCTGCATTCGCCGTTGACTGAAGGCTATGGCGGGGCGAGTGGCGGAAACATGATCGCCATGTTGATGGAGTGCAAGGGCGAGCTGATACGGGGGACCCGGGGCAGCCGAGTGTTGTTGGATGAGTCGGCGGATATTGAGCTGATCGTCAATAAGCACCTTGCACCTGAGTTGGCCCTGGTGGTGTGGGAGCACTACTGCAACCATGAAAGCTTTCTGTCGCAGAAGATGTTGCACTGTGGGTGTAGCGCGCCGACCTACTACCGTCGATTGCATGATGCACACGTGAACATCGAAGGCTTGCTGATGGGGAAGGCTGCATGACGTCCGGCGTCACTCCGTCTGTCTCTGTCCTACTGTCCGGCCTTGTCCTACTGCCATTTAGGTTAGTAGGACAGTTGCAGGCCGCGTCGTTGCTGGGGTGTCCTACCGTCCTACCTTCACCCACGTCATGCACACATGTGCGTAGTGGGCATGTGTTCGCGCCTATGGCGCGCACGCGTGTTTTTAGTTTTTTCTCTATACACGAGAGAAAGGTAAAAAAGGTAGGACAGTAGGGCAGAGTCACGAATTTAAAGGGCTTCAGCTGTCCTACTTCGATTCTGAATAGTGGGACAGGTAGGACAGCGCCAGAGGCGCTGAAAGCCGAAATAAAGATATTCACCGACATTGCCTAGGCGTAGCCCAGACATTCACCGGGTGGCATTAAAGAGGGGTTGCTGCCATGAGAATCCACCTGTAAAAAGTACCCATCTTCGATAGGTGCGACCGCAGAGAGCGGCAGGCACCACACACCAAACCCGGCCATTGCGCCGGGTTTTTGCGTTTATGGAGTAGGGCGATGACGAACGAGCAGCAAGCGCTGGCAGAGATGCCAATCTGGTTAGTGATCGTCCTGGCCTTGGTCGGCGGCGTATCGGGCGAGATGTGGCGAGCCGATAAAGACGGAGCCCGGGGCTGGGTGTTGTTGCGGCGCCTGGCGCTGCGCTCCGGTGCCTGCATCGTCTGCGGCGTGTCGGCGATGATGCTGATGATTGGCGCCGGTATGACGATCTGGACAGCGGGCAGCCTGGGTTGCCTGACCGCGATGGCAGGGGCCGATGTTGCCATCGGTCTGTACGAGCGTTGGGCAGCCAAGCGTCTCGGCGTCAGTGAGTCGTCGGCCACCGGTGGTGAACCAGGGCAATGATGCGGCTTGAGATGCGAGACAACATCGACAAAATCGTGCGCGAGGTACGTGGGCTGGCTCGCAACAAGGTGCCAACGGCGGCGGCGAAGGCACTGACGTTCACCGCGGAACGTGTGCAGTTGGCCGAGAAGGCCGAGCTGGCCCGCGTGTTTGATCGTCCCACCCGCTGGACCTTGAACTCGATCTATAAGCGTAGTGCCACCGCCACCCGGTTGTTCGCCCGGGTGTGGGTCAAGGATGAAGCCAGCTCGGGCGTTGCGGCCTCGAAATACCTGCCGGTACATATGGATGGCGGCAATCGTCCGCACAAGCGGTTCGAAAAGGCGCTGATCCACTACGGCCTGATGCCTGCCGACATGTACGCGGTACCAGGTCGGCGCGCTCGAATGGATGGCAACGGCAACATCAGCCGCGGACAGATCGTGCAGATACTGTCTGCCCTTGGCGCCGCCGAGCGTGTATCGGGCTTCATGGCCAACCGCACGGCGCGCAGTAAACGGCGCAATCGCAATGCCCCTGACTACTTCGTTGGACGCCCAGGCAATGGCACAGCCCCGCTTGGCATCTGGCAGCGCGTCGGCAGTGGGGCGCGGCCCATCCTGATCTTCGTCAAGCGTCCGACCTACCGGCGCCGCTTTGACTTCTACGGTGTGGCCAATCGCGTGGCGGCTGCCGAGTTCGAACCGCTGTTTCGACGGGCATTGGCTCGCGAGATGGGCCGGGGATGACGGCCGGCCTGGGTTTCGCCCGCTGTTGGGGTGGTTTGGGCATGGGGTAGGGCCATGTTGCCACGATCAATGGGTCCTTCCGGACGATCACGAGAATGGGGTAATTCGAACCCCGATCTTTTTGCAGATTCAACCCGACATAGGGGGTTCCGCTTCCTGTCCATTCCTTGGAGATGACCATGCCCACACAGCGCGAGATAGCCGATCACCTGGACATGAGCGAGCGCAATGCCCGCGATGTGTTGAAGGGGTTGGCCATCAGTGATTGGCAGACGGCCAGCCTGGACGAGATCCGGACCGCGTACATTCGCGACCTGCGCAACAAGGCAGCGGGGCGTGGGGGGAGTCAGTTGGAAGAACTCAACGCCGTACGGATTGACGAAGGGAGGGTCAAGGCAGCCAACGGGCGTCTGCTGTATCACGAGAAATTGCGGTCGCTGATCCCCAGCATGGAAGCGGAGCGAGTGCTGTCCGACTGGTCGGCTTTTGCCAACCGGGAATACCTGGGCGGCGTTGAACGATTAATTCAGGAAATCGAGAACGTGCAGAAACTCACGGTTGATCGATCTGTGGTGGCCAAAGTTGCTGGACCTACAACCGAGCGAATTGCAGGCTACGCGCGAAAACTTGGCGCGGAGCTTGTTGGCAGCGGCGGGGAAGTTCAACCCGCCGCGTGATGTGCCAACAGCGGAGTACCTGAGCACTGAGTTTTATTTGCCCGCTGAAAGTGGTGTGCTGCACGGCCTGTACGACTTCCACTACACGCCGTACTTTCTCGGCGTTGCCGCGGCGCTGGATGATCCGCGCGTCAGCGAAGTGGACCTGATGAAAGCCGCGCAGATCGGCTGGACCTGGTTCCTGATCGGGTACCTGTTCAAGTTTGTCCAGTTCCTGCCCCGACCGATCATGATCCTGTTTGCCAAGGAAAAGGACGGCAAGAACTTCCATGACGAGAAGCTCAAGCACGGCGTGATGGCGAACAGTGAGGTCAACCGGTTGATGCCGGTGGACACCAGCCGGTCCTCCGGCAATCGCTGGGACCATAAGAGTTTCCCGGGCGGCTTCCTCAAGCTGGTCGCCTCGAACTCCCCCGGTAACGTGAAGTCGACGTCATCGGTGGGTCTGTCGGTGGTCGAGGAACCGGACGATACCAGCGACGACGTGAAGGGGCAGGGCGATGCGATCGCCCTGCTCGAGGAACGTGGCAAACGTTACCCCGGCTCGAAAATGCTGGTCGGTGGTACGCCTGCGATCAAGGGCGCGAGCAAGACTGAGGCGCGCTTGGCCCAGACCGATTGCCGGGTGTTGCCGATCTTCTGCCACACCTGCGGTCAGGCTCATGTGCTGGACTTCGCGCACATCAAGTGGCTCGACATCGAGGAGGAAGGCCAGCCCCATGAAATCTACGGGCGTGCGGATCCGGCGACAGCGGGCTATGCCTGCCCGCACTGCGGGGAAATCTGGGACGACTACCAGCGCAAGGAGAACATCCGCAACACGGTGTTCAACGCGATTGATGCAGGTGATCCGAATTGCGGCTGGGTACCGACGAAACCCTTTGCCGGTCGTGCCGGCTTCATTGAGCTGAACGAGCTCTACGCCTGCCTGCCGGGCACCAGCTTGACATCTCACTTCGCCAAGTTCTGATGAGTGCATTAGGCGCTGAGAATGTTTCGATCAAGGCACCGGGCGTCAACACAGTTGTGCGCAGTCTCGCTAGCAAGGTTCAGCGCGAAATTGAACTGGGCGACTACGTGGCTGGCGGTCTGGACGACACCGTGCAGTTCCAGAACATGCTTAGCGATATCGGCAACAAAACGACTTATCGCATGATCTCCATTGGCGGCCTGTCTGCCAGTTATTCCGGCACTACGCCGCGGGTAATTGTTAGGTCTGGTGACTACGCCATCAGTGACACGCTGGTGCTTCCGTCTTATGCGAACCTCGAAGGCGAAGAATGCCTGATCGCGCAGAACGGCGGCGTGACCAAGGACATCTTCAGCGGCGTGGCCTATCTGTGGCAGATCCAGGGCTTCAACCTGGCCGGCGGGCGCAACCTGATCAACTTCAGCAATAACAACATTAACTCGTCCATGGTCGAGATCAAAAATTGCGACATCATGCTGGCCGACGGTTTCGCGATTAACACCTTCGCCACGGGCACAGATGCCTTGGGCAATGCATGGTCCCACCTGTCTACCGAGTGCAACCTTCACAAGGTGCGCATTCTCAAGTGCAAGCAAGCGATCAACAACGCTTGCGACCACATGACCATCAGCCAGAGTTGGATTCAGCAGGACAAGTCCAACATGGCGCCTTCGACGGCGGCTATCATCAACAAGGGCACGTCCCCCAGCGACCCTAACGCTCTGACGCGCTTGCACATCAAAGATACGTTCATGATCCCCAACATGGGCATCGTAGGCGTTGACCGGGTGCCCAATGTCCGTTGGGTTGATAACTACGGCAGCTTCACCGCCTCGCACACCCGTTTCGGCGGCGAAAGCGGCGGCATGCAAATCGTTGCTCATATCGGCGCACCGAATACCCAGTTCCCTTGGAACAGTACGGAAGTCCAACTGCTCCAGTGCTTCCTGTTCTCCGGGCCTGATGGTCTACCGGATTCGTGTGTGCTGGCCATCCAAGGCCATATCCCCAACCGCTTTGTGATGCGGGACTGCACCGGTCCAGTGTCGGGGCCAATCATCGCCAACCTGTCGTCTACCAACATTCCGGCTTACATGGCGGCGTTTGAGGCAGCGACCGGGAGAAAGGCCTACGAATACTTCAAGATACTCATCGACAACGTGAACCACGACCTGAACGCCTACTCGCCGCAACGCCAGATCATTCCGGCATCGCTACAGCCGTATTCCTTGCGCGGGCGTTCGACCAAGATCCGCAAGACCAACCAGTCTATGGCTACAGGTCTGGCAGTGGTAACTAACATTGTTTCATTCGCTACGATCGTAGACGACAACGTGGGGGCGTTCTCGCTGACCAACCCCGAGCGACTGGTTATGCCGAACGGCTGCACCAAAATGACTATCAGCGTGTCCGTGGTCATGGCAGTGGATGGCGCGGCGAAGTATATCGCCCTTGAACTGGTCAACGAAGGTGGCGCCTACGTCGACGGTGAAGGTGAGCCGAAGGGCGTCAACCCGGATAAGGACCGTATAAAATGCGTGTTCAAGGTGTCCGGATCCCCGGGGCAGTACTGGCGATTGCGCATCCGACACAACGCGGCGGGGCCACTGAATATGGACGATTGCCAAGTCGATATTTCGCCGAACGACTACCAGGGATAATGGCGGCCAGCGACGCACGAGAAGTACATTGTTAAATGGTGCCCAGATAAGTAGCCGCCTTGAGCGGTTTTTTTGTGCCTGAAATTTGAAGACCCGCCTGCGAGCGGGTTTTTTTATGCCTGGAGAAAGTGATGACCGTATCCGATAAAGACCGCGACATTCTCGCCCGCACGCTGTGGGGCGAGGCCCGCGGTGAATCCCTGGCCGGCCAGATCGCCGTGGCCTGTACCATCCGCAACCGCGTAAACGACGGCAAGGACAAGTCGTGGTGGGGGGAGGGTTATGCCGGCGTGTGCCAGAAGCCCTACCAGTTCAGTTGCTGGAACAGGAACGACCCGAACTTCGCCTACCTGAGTGGCGCCAAGCAGATTTCGTTCCGGGAGCTCGCGCAGGCACGGATTGCCGCTGACCAGGTGATCGATGGCAAGGTACCAGATCCCACCGGTGGGGCGACCCACTACTACGCGACCACCATGCCCAAGCCGCCGGGTTGGGTCAAAGGCGCCAAGGAGACGCTGAGGCTCGGCCATCACATTTTCTTCAAGGACGTCCCATGAGTCCTGGTGCACTGAAAGTCGCACTGGCCGGCGTTCTGCTGCTGATGCTGTCCACTGCGGTTGGCATCTGGAAGGTTCAGGACTGGCGTTACGGTAAGAGGTTGGCCGAACAGGACGGGCTGCACCAGTCTGACCTGAACACCCTCAGCAATGCCGCCGCCACCGCGCAACGGACCGAGCAGGATAAACGTCTCGTCCTCGAGCAGCGGCTGTCGGTCAGTGACCAAACTCATTACAAGGAACTGAGCGATGCTCAAACGAAACAGGCTCGCCTGCGCGATCGCCTTGCCACTGCTGATCTGCGGCTGTCAGTCCTCCTCGACGCCCCGGATTCAGCCAGTGGCTGCTCAGTGCCAGCCGGTACCGGCGCCGGCGGCGTGGTTCATGGAGGAGCGCGTGCCCAACTTAACCCAGCGCATGCTCAACGAATTATCGGCATCACCGACGACGGCGACCAAGGACTGATTGCCTTGTCAGCCTGTCAGGCCTATGTGCGAGCACTGGTGTCGGATTTTCCTGTTGCTAGGTAACCCAAGGGGCCGAGAATTTCAGGTGTAGGTGCGCAACTTCGCGGTGAGCTCGCTGATGTGCTTGTCCTTGGCCATCAACTGCCAGTTGCTCCGTGTCTCGATCTCAGTCGCGAGCCCTTTCGCTTCTGCGACGTCAGCTTTGGCGGTGGTCAACTGAGAGCGAAGCGTATCGCGTTCATTGGCAGCTTCGGCGTGCATCTCGACTAGCTTGAAGATTTTCTCCCGAGCTTGGCGTAGCTGCAGAGTCAGTTCCGCAAACTCGTTCTCATACATCCGGAGTTGATGCTGGCAGGTTTCGAGCGGAGTCGGGCAGCCGAGCCAGTCTGAGGTGTCTTCGGTTTCGTACGGGTCCACAGTCATACCTTGCGATAACTGTTTTTATATACAGTAATTGAGGCGTGACGATTAGGCGAGATGAAGCTGACGAACTGCTGGGCCGTTCCGGTTTCGTAGCCTCAACACTAAAGAAAAAAGAGCGACCGAGCTGGGTGCGTCAACACCCATCTCGGCCGCCATCCCTGCAGATTGTCCCTGCAAGTCCAGCCAAGGCTCTTACTCCGTGCACGAAGCGCGGCGAGCCTAGCACCTGTTTATCCATACAGTAAAGGTCTTGCTATTTATGTCTACACCCATCATCCCTTGGATGGGCGGCAAACGCCGCCTGGCCGACCGCCTCATCCCGCTTTTTCCGCCTCACGAATGCTACGTCGAAGTCTTTGCCGGCGGTGCCGCGCTCTACTTCATGCGGCCCCAGGCTGCACCCGTTGAAGTCCTCAACGACATCAACGGCGACTTGGTAACGCTGTACCGCGTTGTGCAGAACCACCTCGAAGAGTTCGTGCGCCAATTCAAATGGGCGCTGAGCTCCCGCCAGGTGTTCGAGTGGCAGAAGATGACCCGCCCCGAAACCCTTACCGACATCCAGCGCGCCGCGCGATTTTTCTACCTGCAGCACCATGCCTTTGCCGGCAAGATCACAGGGCAGACCTTCGGTACCGCGACCACCGGCCCGGCCATCAACCTGCTGCGGATCGAGGAAAACCTTTCGGCTGCCTGGCAGCGTTTGTCCGGCACCTATGTCGAGAACCTGCCATGGCTCGAATGTGCCGAGCGCTACGATCGGTCGCATACCTTCCACTACATGGACCCGCCTTACTGGCAGACCGCCGGCTATGGTGTGGACTTTCCGTTCGAGAACTACGAGCGGATGGCCGACTTCATGCGGCGTTGCAAGGGCAGGGTGATGGTGAGCATCAACGATCACCCGGACATTCGGCGAGTATTCGAGGGCTTGCACTTTGAAACGCTGGACATCCGCTATTGCAATACCAATCAGCGGCAGGGCAAAGCCGAGGTGAGTGGCGAACTGGTGATCATGAATTGGGAGCCGGCAGCGTTAGGAGGATTGTTCTAAGTGGCGTCAAGTCCTGCATGGACTACGCTGTGTGGCTGTGGTCAAAGATGACACAGCCATCCCCAAAAAGGAGCTTTGTATGCCTGCGAACAAACGCGGAAGAGACTCGGAAAGTGGCCAGTTTATTCCTGTCGAGAAAGCAAAAAAAAATCCAAAAACTACGACAGTAGAGACAATCCCTAAACCGAAAAAGCCTAAGAAAAAATAGGTACAAAAGCGGCTACTTACTTTTGCAGTCAAGGCTGTTGGTCGCTTTTTAGCTCTCCTACCGGTGCGATCAGTTCTTCCCCCTTGGTCCTGCACATTTCCCAGAGCCCGATCCACCTTGAATCACTAGAACGCTTCGGTCGGCTCCCTCTGGTACTCCATGCGTTCTATGGGAGACGCCCGATCTAGCAATTCCCGGACAGATTTGGCGATAAAGTCACCGGCCAACGCTCATGGATGTCCACCATACTGTCGGCGATGAGGTCAGGATGCTCACATGCACATGCCAGCTTTGACGGAGGCACTACCGACCTCCTAATTTTTTGCTGGATTGTTCATCTAATAGGTGGAAAGTAGTATCTAAGCAAGGTGAGGCATAAGCGAAATGGTTTTTATTTTTTCTTCTTTCATTGGAGTTTCCCACCAATTTGAAAGACGCTTCAAATATGGTTGCCATAGTAATTTCTGAGATTCTTTAATAAGTCTTAAATAGGAGGGCTGCTTGCGCATAAAACTCCAGCATTCGCCTGAAAAATTTGACAGCACAAAGTCGATTGCAAGAGCCGCATCCATAGGTGGAAAAGCTAAGCGCGGAGCAGGAAGTAATAAGCTTTTCCCAAGAAGGCCAGCATAAGGAAGCATGGCGTTGCCTCCGTGTTGGAAGTGATACAGTGGATGTGCCTCAAGCGAGGGATTCCCTCCCTCGATATGCCGGTCAAAGTGCCATGCGCATAAATGTGTGCCGCAAGATGATTTAATGACTATATCTAAAACTAAGTGAGTGAGTTGGTCCGCTTCATCATTATTAAAGTCGCCAGCAACAGAAAGGTCGACATCAATGGTCAACGGACCAGGGCAATCAACCGGTTGCGTGCTTTGTGGCACATTTACTCGGAGTTGAAGTCCAGGTATTTTGTATGCCCATGTAGTACCTTTAGTTGTTCGTGTAATCGTATTTGCGGATGACTTAAGAATATCTGGGTTTACGATTGTTCCATACATGCCTGACTTCAAAACCTGTGATAGTTCGATGAGGTCAGAGGACATTTTTTTTCGGATAAGTTCAGGGGACGGTTTTTTAGCCATAATTATGCTCCCTCTTCCTTGATCCAGGCTAACCGATCCCTTTCTAGGGGATCTAAGCGCCAACAATCCTTGTTAATCCGCTCAAGCGCCGCATGAGCAGATACATAAAGTGTATCTTGCCATGTACGTGAGGACCTGCGTACAACTCGCAAACCATCTATAGGATCCAGTGGTAAGGAGGTACCTACACATAGTGTAGAAAAGCAAGCGCTATATTTGGGTAGTATAGGTTCACTGGCAACAAGTTTTGTAGAAAATATTTCATTTAGTTTGGTGACGCGTTCATGGCTATCCAGTAACCCTAATTCGGAGATATTTGACTCTAGTGTGGCCCACCAATCTTCAACCCTGAACCACCAAAAGCGCGGCCAAGCCTCGCAAAATGGACCTGTATACTTCGCGACTTGTAGCTTTTCCTTAATTGTTTCCCAAGAGTCTTTCGAGTTGGTTATATTCACGCCGAGGCGCGCTGCGATCATCGACTCTGTGACAAGGAGGCCTTCCACCCTAATGAGATCGTTGAGAAGAAAGTGCGCAAGTTCGTGTGTCGTGCTCTCAATGGAAATTTGAGAATATTCGTCTAAAAATTGTGAATATAGTGGAGAGTTTACCTCTTCACTTAAGCCCAAAGTGCTCACTAGATTTGTTTTGGTAACACTGCGCAGTTTATGGTAGCCGTATGCAAGAGATGCAAGCTTTTCTGCTACGACTTTTGGTTGGTCAGCAACTTCACGATCTTTTCCGAAAATATCATCGAAAAGGTCGTGAGATGATTCGTCTCCAAAATACGATTGTTGGAATTTAGTGTTAACTGACCAAAGGGCTATTGGGAATGGTGTAATTGTTCCTTCAGCCATTCGCGTACGTAACTCTTGTGCCAAAGTTGGGCCCCGATAAGATACGCGATTGCCATCTGCATCTGCGTCAACATCTAATCTTAAATCGAGAAGCAATCCAAATGGGCCGGATTGCTGAGCAACAAACTGCTGAATTGCGGGAAGTTGGCCCTCCAAGCTTTTTGGAGTCCATCTATCAAAACTGATTAATCCATCATTTTCTAATCTGGATAACAGTGGATCGATAGTGGAGTCTTGTTGGTCATCAATACATAGGTACTTAATATTGGTCGGCATCAATCTGATCCTCGCGCGCTCTAGGAACCGTCAAGCGTATACATGTGGAATAGCCCGCAACAGGTTCGATGGCTTCAATCGAGCCGCCAGCGGACTCTATTATATCCCTCACGATCTTAAGCCCAAGTCCCGTTCCCACAAGTTGGTCTTCGTGTGTTTCTGATGTCGAGGGTGGTGCGCTAGTTGTGAAAAAAGCATCAAAAATTTTATCGCGATTTTCTATAGGGATACCATCGCCATTATCTGAGAAGTCTATTTGAAGTTCGCCATCAACTAAGCAGCATGAAATTAATATGGAACCTTTAACCTGGGCTCGGTGTATTGCTTTTAATGAATTTGTGAATAGGTTTAAAAGCGTTGAAGCCCATTCGGATTTATGCATGGGCTTTGTAAAAAGGTCGTAACCAGTAAAGGATGTCTCGACTTTGACATTCTGTCTTGTAAATGTGGGTCGTACAACTTTAATGAATTCGTTGATGATGTCTCGAAGTTCATATACTTCGAGTTTTCGATGTGCATTCTGCATTACAGCATCATCAAAGTAATGCATATAGCTTCTAAGAAGAAGTACGTGCTCGGTAAGCTCTTCAGCTATTTTTGAATTTGCGTGGCTTGTATGTAGGTCTGCAACGATTGCTCCCAGTGCAGCAAGAGCATGTCGTACTTCGTGCGTGAACTCACCTATTGTCAAGCCTAAGCTGGCGAGCACTCTAAGCATACCAACTTCTTCGAGTGCTGACTCCGACGCTATACCTATTTGTTCGATTTCGTCAGCGAGATTAGCTAGCTCTTTTGCTGCCTCGGCTAGCCCTCCAGTATCTGCGAGCTGGCCGAGATCTCCAGAATTTTCGGGCGGCTCTAGTCCGTCTAAACCAAACGGAATATCTGTATTGTCGGGTGTGACCGGATTTGTGTGAGGAGGAGGCGCGGCGGAGTCTGCGATTGCTCTGATTCTTTCGGCTACTTCAGCGGCTTGGTCCTTAACGCTCTCCGGGTTGGCCTTAGGCTCGCGAGGGGCATAGGTTGATTTATCGCTCGCATGCAGCTTTTTACCCCTTGCTCTAGCGATTTCCATAACGGCCGCAATGATTGCCCGATATGCGAAGTCTTGAAGTTGGTAGAATGCCTCGTTCTCTATGAGGCCTTCCCTGCTAGCAGTTTCTTGAAACTGATTGCCGTCGACATCGATGATTTCAACGAAGCCTAAAAAGTTAGTGTTGTGATGCGGTGGTAGGACTTCACGTAATGCACTCGACCGCTGCAGGCTCAGCCAATCATCAAAACTTTCTCCGTACGGAAGAACTCGGAAGCCGTTTCGGTAAACACGAATTCCTCCCGTACGATTCAAAACATCCCTCACCATTCCCCTAGTGCCCTGTGGCAACTCGTCGGCGATGAAATAGTGTGCAGACAGTTGAACGCCATCCAAAAGATTATAATTAGAAACTTTCTCCTTTGTCTTTGCTCGTAACCGCGGATCAAATTTTAAGGGTACATTATCAAGGTTAACCGGATATCTTTCAGATGTGAGGCTTATGAACGCCTGGCCGCCATTTTCAACTCTTGCGGTGATGTGGCCGGATGCAGTTGATAGTATATTATGCTCATGACTTGCGATTATTACTCTCTGACCGTCAGTGGCCCTGTAAAAGTTCACATCAAACCCAGGGTCTGGTTCGTAGCAAGTTTCCGAGAATAGATCGGAATTGGGGCGTGTTTCTGGCGAGGATAGTTTGAATGGCTGTAGTAAATCGGATACAAATCTATACGCACGCCTAATTTGTGCTTCCGACCAAGCGTCACGTAGTTCCTCGATCCTAATAACGGTACCACTCATACCCCGTGAAGGAGTTACTATTATTTGACTAGCTATCATGTGCAGGTCAAGGCCAGTCAGGAACATATCCCAATCAATAGATAGCTTTAGAGAAAAGCTGGCACCTTCCTGTTGAGTTACAATCGTTAACTTGCGACCAAGCCGTTGAGCTGCAAATCTTCCGATCCCTTTTCTGCCTGCGCGTTGTCTACCATATTTCGGAGAAAGTGGTTGTGCTACTTTTGCCGCTGTAGATATTCGCATGAAGCCATTAAGTAATTGGTCGCGCGACATTCCTGTCCCAGAGTCAACTATTTCAAGCACGCCACCTACGGTGTCAGTGTTATAAAAGTCCACCTCTACAAGAGGGGTGTCAGCGTCGTAGGCATTTTTAATAAGTTCCGAGATTGCCGTTTCTTGTTTGGATACTAGCTCCAGTCCAAGCCTGGAGATATGACTGGCATCAACGGAAAATCGAATTGTATCTGGGTCCTCTTGAGACAAAGCGTGAGCTAGTTTAAGAATATTTCCATAGTCCAAATTCTCTGCAGATAGCGCTTCTGTCAGAGCGGTTTTTGGGTCATCTTCCTTTTTATTTTCACTCATCACTTACTTCCTTATTTCTAACTCTTCGCTTTCGTGCGGTTATTAAACTTTGTGCTAATTGGTCGAGCTCTTTACGAAAAATTGGCGCGTCCGAAAATATAAAGCTATCTGCGGCGGCGCGAGCGCAGTCTTCTCTTCCTTGTCGGGTAAGTGCGTCGACAAGCGAAAACGTAGATTCTATCTCTAATTCGGATTTCGATGGCAGATATAACGGAAGCAATTTGGCATCACAGGGTTCTAATTTGAGAGCGCCTGAACCCCGAGCTCTTCCTAGTTTTTCTGCCTCTAGTTGAGTAAATGTAGTTTGTAGCGAAATAATAATCAACTTGAAGGCGATGTCGGTGTTGGGTTTGAAATTTACACGATAAAAACCATTGGTGGTATTGGCGCCCACACTGTTGAGTATCACTCGAGGTCCGTTGTGAGTCATGAATACAAAAAAGGCATCTGGAATTTTTCCATCTAGATACTTGTACCAGCAGTCACGCTTTGCGAATGTAGCGTTGTTTTTTATGTTCGAAGTGCCATAATTTGACAAGTATCGTAAAACGGCTTTGGATTTAGTGTTTTCCGGGGCGTCTAGTGCAAAGCATGAAATACCCAAATCGGTATGGGCGTTCTTGTCGGATTTTGACACCTCCAGCCCGGAAATAAACCTGCTTTTAGGAATGATGTAACTGAGGTGTGAAAGACCAATTCCATCAGCATGCCACTGAGCGTAGGGGCGGATAAAATACTTTGCATTTCCCGTCACTACACCAATGCCAATGTCAGCGAGTTCTCCCAATTCCTTTACTAATGGGTCTGTTTTTAATCTAGATACTGTTGATTCGACTGTTGCAGTAACTATCCCGAAATTAGATTTGCTATTGCTTGGCGGAGTTTCATTGCTGTTGTTTGACCAGTCTTTGATTTCGGTGTAAAGCTCGGGTAGGTTGTCTACATAATTAGAGGTTATGTGTGCATCCTCTGAATAGGACCCGAACTCATCTCCTAATACGATTAACGCCCTTTCTTCCGTGCCTTCCAGTAAGAAAATTCGCTCAGTTAGTGTGAAGAAAGCCAGTTTCTTAAAGCTTTTGAAAAATAGTTCTCTAAGGCCCGAAGCATATTGCGCGGTCATAAAGCTTACTGGCAACACCCATGCTATACGTCCACCATCTTTCAGGAAATGTAGGGCGTGGTAGCTAAAGTATGTCCAAAGACTCGCGCGGCGATTGAGTCTCAGTTGGTATTCACTTTCCCAAGTATGGATTGCGGATTGTTGTTCTTCGTCAAGCTTGCTATATCGGATATATGGAGGGTTGCCAATGACAGCGTCGACTCTTCCGCCGGATATTTCATTCGGACGAATCAATAAAAAATTTTTAAGTTTGAAGTTATCAGGTTGCAGTTTAATATTTTTGTCGGAAAGCATTTCAAAGGCCGCGGGATCTATATCGCAACCATACACGTTGTTGGCAGTGTTAAAGCCAAGTTCTTGTATTCTACTTACTGATGCTTCGAGGAAATTGCAACCACCAAAACTGGGTTCTAACAAAACGTCCGCAGGAGACCTTATTGCCCAGTCGCATAAAACTTTGGTCACAGAAAGTGGAGTGTAGAACGCACCTATTTCCCGCTTTCGTGCCAGTGTTACTGGTCTTTCTTCTGGTAATGAGATTGAGTTTTGAGCATGCGAAAGCACCGTCACGGCTACTTGCCCTCACTTTGGGGGGGCAGTTTCCGCTTTCCCGAAGATATTTTCCGGAGGCGAATTTCACCCGTCTCTACCATCAATGCGACATCAAGGCTATCGCCTTCCTCCAGGCCCAAAGTTCTCAGGAGGTTTGCGTCCAATGAAATCCTACGCATTTTCTGTATCATGGTAGGACCGAATGATACTTCAGTTAGTACAGTTTTCGACGACATATGGTTTTTTACAGTACTGGAATCAGATCTGTAATGGTAGCAGATTGAGCTGACTGGCCAAAGCTCAAGCGCTGCTTTTCCTCGGAACGCGCATAAGCCTGTTGCACAGAACCTCGTTGCTAGTCACATCCATTTTTGTAGGGCGATTTAGCTGGTTGGCTACAGTGAAATCCACACATAACTTGCTCGCTGCTGATGACCATTTTTCAGGAGCCGTCCGGCATATGACCTTTCCTTTCCGCGGTCGGAAAGCCTAGCAGTTGTGCGCACAATCTGTGGGTTCATAGGCATTTGGGACGGTTTCTTTTGGCTGAAAGCGGTCTATCGATTGGGGTCATATTAGCAATCGTTAGGGTTACCTGAGGCGACCATGAAGTCGTTTCGAATTGGTTGGAAGCTAGCGGAGATCCATGCCCTTAAGCCGAGCCAGGCCCTGTTTGATATGGCCTGCATTTTCGCCAATCGCCTCCAGCGCACCTCGAACATTCCCACCGACTTCTGCGGAGCCCCTATGCTCCACCCACAGCGTAAGCTCCATTACGGCGGCCTCCAGCGCCAGCTGGTTGTGGTAAATCCTTTCCAATACATCCGGCAGCGAATAATCACCTGACATGGACCGACTCCTTTCGAGAATGCCCCAAGCATAGCAGCGACAGTGCCCGTAACAGGAACTACAAAGTGGTCGCTTAAATTTTGCTACGGAGACGGCAGGACGCTCGTCGGAGTAAATGTGGTCGGAGCAGGTGCGGACCACTGGCATCGAATGGCGAAGACGCATGATGGCGTGCAAGGGGGGGCGAGGAGATTTTCTTGTGAGGGCGGCAGTTTATAGTGGGTGAGGGTTGGTGCTGGTACAAAACTGGTACGAGTGAAAAAGCTATTGTCTGTAGGCCTTATAAATAGCGGAGCTTAGCGTTAGTAGATCCAATCCATCATCGGCGCGACGGAAAAACGGCGGGAGAGCGGGGCGGGTGTAGCGTTGGCTGCGGACATTGGGAATCTGGAATCGGTGAGGCTGGGAGGTGGGGGAGTTTATCAGGATTAGGCAAACCAAGGCGCAAAGGGAAATGACGTTGCGTTGCTAACTTGCTCGATC